CTCATGCCCATCAAGTCTGATGGTACCCAATCCAACATCGTCCCCGATTGGACCACTGCCATCTCCAAGGTTGAACTCCTGATCGGTGGTCAGGTGATTGATGACCAGGACTCGACCTACTCGACTCTCATCGCCCCTACCCTTTCGGCGACTACTTCTGCCAAGTCGGTGTCTGGTGGTCTCTACACCGGTTCGGCCTCAGAGCGGTTCTACCCTCTCCGGTTCGCCTTCTGTGAGAACTGGCAGACCGCCCTCCCCCTCATCTCCCTCCAGTACCACGATGTGGAGCTCCGGATCACTTGGGGTGCCGCCGCCGATCCCTACAAATGGGAAGTCTATGCCAACTACGCCTACCTCGACACCCAGGAACGTGAGATGTTTGCGGGCTCCCCCCAGAACCTGCTCATCACCCAGGTCCAGAAGGCGGTCTCCTCGGGTTCCAAAATCCAGGAACTCAACTTCAACCACCCCATTAAGTACTTGGCGGCTGCCAAGAGTGCGGGTGTGACCATGCTCGGTGACACCAACAAGCTCAAGCTCCAGATTAACGGTACCGACGTGGCTGACTACAAGTTTGCGAACCCCAACTTCACCGCGGTTCCCCTCTACTACCATACTTCCCACGGCAGCTCCACCCCCGGTACCAAACTTTTCACGTACCCATTCTGCCTCGAGACTGGTAAACTCCAACCCACTGGTTCGCTCAACTTCTCTCGTCTTGACTCGGCTCGTATCGTCAATGATACACTCAACTCCGACGAAGACATCTACGCCGTGAACTACAACGTCCTCCGGATCGAGAATGGTATGGGTGGCCTTTTATATTCTAACTAATTACTAAACAATGATTTGGAAGGTTGTCTTCCTCTTAGCCATCGTTTTTGTATTGACGTACGATCCTAGTTCCAGGACACTCGAAAAGTTTGTCGGGCAACCCACCCCACCAACCAAAAAATCGTGTGAATCTACGCATTACCAAGCCGTCCAGTTTGCGCAGTCACCCTACGAATGCCCAACCCCAGGGAAGACTATGTTGGGTGTAATTGCTTAAAAAGAAAACGAGAGACATAAGTATATGATTCCAGTTAATCGAGACACGCTCATGATGATCGCCACTATTGTGTGTGCCCTAGGTATTATCTTCCTCTTCAAGGAACTCAATAAGACCAAGGAAGAGGTTAACTCTTTCAAGACTTTCTCAGCTCAGGTCGTCAAGCATCTCAATGCACCAGAGCCTACTCCAGAACCCAAGAAAGAAGAGAAACCTGTGGCTAAAGTGGAGGAATAAACATATCGTCTTACTATAACTTGCGAATGCGCAATGAAGAAGTACAAAGCGATTGCAGTACCGGTTAGCTTCGTCGATGGGAAACCAAGGTTTCTTACGGTGAGGGACTGGAGATTCAAGGATTGGATTTTCGTCACTGGTGGGTGCAGGCGACGAGAGATTTTCAACCCCCTTCGATGTGCCCTCAGGGAACTCGAGGAAGAGACCCGTGGTGTGGTTTCCCTCAAGAGTGGTCAATATACAGAGTTTAAATTTACAGTAAAGGAGAGTCCCACGGTGGATCTTGAATATAACGTCTTTATATTCTTCGTGAATTACTCTAGAACTGAGCAGCAGTCACAACTTAAAAAGTTTTACGAGGAAAAACATAAAACAAATTTGAAAAAAATTATGAAACAACCCATCAGGAAAACGTATGATGAAAACGATTATATGAGTTACGATACACTCGATGAATTCAATTCACGGAAGCGTTGGAATCTCATCATCGATAATGTCATTAAGAATCCGGAATTTTACGCGTGTATAAGTTCTTTGAATAGAAAAACATTCTCTATAAAATAATGAAGTCCAAGGCGTACATCATGATGCAGATCGGACAACTTCTTGAGAAGAATAGGGGTCTCTGTGAGGAGGAGGTTACCCAGTGGGTCAAAGAGAATGAATCTAAAACAGTATACGAACTTTTAACCATAAAGAAGGAACTTTCCCAAGGGAAAGAATTTTCAGATGTCTCTTGTATGAGATGGTTTAGAGAATAGATATGTAACTTATGTAAGTATGTTTAAGAGTTGGTGTGCAACTCAGAAATTTAATAATGCAACCAATCTATCACATGTGCTCATGGACGGTGGTGTCCTTTCCGTGCCATTTGATAAATTGAATGACTTTTATGAGAGATACATAGAAGCTGTCAAGTCGGGTGAGAGACTATATGTCGTAGAACAGAAGAGTGAGAAGTATAACTTTTTCGTGGATATCGATTACAAAGACAAAGAAGCCCTAGACATTACTGAAATCAAAGATGTTTGTAAGGTTATTTGTGACAAAGTGAAACGCCACGGTGGTAAAGATTGTCTCATCTCTGTGTCTCCACCTAAGAAGTGTGGAGAACTCATAAAGACTGGGGTACACTTGAATTGGTCGGGGTTTGTCGTGGATCAGTCGTCCGCAGTCGCCTTACGAGAGCATATTCTAGTGGCACTCTCCAAGGCTAAGGGGAGAGGAACCGACTGGAACGATATAATAGATGTGGCTGTGTATGGAAATGTCTCCAGAAAGACAAAAGGGAGTGGCTTCCGTATGCCATGGTCGTATAAAAAGGCGAAGCATGTGGCATGTAACGGTCAAGGGTGTTCTGCGTGTGAGAATGGAAAAGTTGATCAACTCGCCTATCTCCCTATTTTCATGTATCACCATGGACCTCTCAGTGTGATTTTAAAGATTGGACAGGACCCCACCCTCGAGATCCTAAAAATGGCCGCAGTACGTACAGATGAACCCCAAATTACACATGTGGAGCCACCGTCTATAGTTGTCAAAGAGGGGACTTTCACACCTGCACAGATGAAAGATGAGGTTCACGATGACACTTTGAAGGGTAAAATTGAAGATTTCATTCGCACACACATCGAGGGACAAGCACACGCCTATATTCCCAAGTTTTTCAAAAAGAAAGATACGTACCTTGTCTCAACAACCTCAAAATATTGTGAAAATCTCAAACGAGAACATGGATCGAATCATGTATGGTTCATTATCAGTGGTCAAACGATCCTCCAAAAATGTTTCTGTCTATGTGAAACACTCAGGGGGAGGCGTGATGGTTTCTGTAAAGACTTTTGTGGGCGAAGACACCAACTCACCCCAGGTATTGTAGAGGGGTTGTATCCAAAGAAGGAAGACATCAAGAAGTGTCCACAGATTAAGAAGCGAGTCGAAAAACCCCAAGTGAAGTGTGGTGACGTAAAAACCCCACTTGAAGTATTCATCAGGAAGAATATGCATGGACCTGAGGACCTACAGGTGGTGAATGTCAACAAGGATAAAACACAATTCATAGCACTCACAAACTCCAATTACTGTGAGACGATTAAGGGAATGCATGAAGATGTTGTGATGTCCTATTTGATCAAGGGTAAGGAAATAAAGCAAAAATGTCCTCGTTGTAAGAAAAACACTTCAAGAACACATTGTTTAACACCAGACATTATAAATATACTTAAACAGTAGTGACTTATAAAAGTTAAAATGATTACTCGTTCAGGACGTAAGATAAAGAAACCTGAGCTCTTTGTACCCACAGAAAAGGATATCGTAGATGATTACAGTGCTGAAGAACATGACACAGACTTCGATTCTGGATTGGATACAGAGGATGAAGAGGATTATTCTTCTGAAGAGGGGGATGAAGATGCGGATGAAAATGGAAATCTCAAGGATTTTATCGTGGATGATGCGAGTGAAAGTGAGTCAGAAGATGCTTAAAAAAAAGAGCGCTATAATTAGAAAATGGAAACTGATATAGGCAACCCCATTGAGTATAATCCCACTATGGATCCTTTAAGTAATGATAAGAATGAAGAGTCTGTACAGGAGGAACAGCCATATTATATGGACTATCCTGTACAGCCTCCAATGTATTCACACCCACCTCAGAGTGATAAATTCGATTTATTCGAAAAAGTCGATAAATCAACATGGATCATCGCGTTCGCAGTATTCCTTCTAGGCTTTTTTATGGGGAAAACCATGCAGCCAGTGATTCTCAGGTACACCTGAGTAGGCTACAAACGTCCCAATATCTCCATATATAGGCTTAATATTCCCATTAGAATCCATTTTAATAAGTGGAGATGGATACATAGGCATAATAAACGCATCATTTGTATCTTCTATAAATCCAGCGGTAGTACTGGCTTCCTCTTTAGGTTCTATTTTGTTTTGTAATTCAAATGATGGATTAAAAAACAAAATAAAAAAAGCACTAACCAGAATTATTGTGACAATAATTCTGATCATTTTGTTTATTGTATAGTAATATTATTTACGCGGATTCCTCTTCCTCCTTGACCTCATCAAGTTTGGCAGCAGCTTCACGTTGCTTCTGGCGCTCCTCAATTTCAGCGGCGACGATTGAATCCGCCTCCTTGACAAGTTCTTCCATAGGGGTGTCAGGCTTGTCCTTCTTGAGACGCTCGAGAACCTCAGCGGGGTGGGAAATGGGTGGCTCATCAGCTTTGGTGTAAAACTTGGAGTTCTCATCACCTGGAGTGTACTGGTTGGTCAATGCCGATTTACGTTCTTGGAACATACGAGCAGCTTGAGACTGGTTCTCCTTATATCCAGACATGATCTCCTCGAGTTTCTCGTTGGTGTAATGCACATCCTCAATCTTATTGGGATCGGGGGGAATCAAGAGCCACTTGTACATATCAACGACATAGATGTCAAACGTGGGATCCTCCTTCTGAAGACGCTTGGCATGGTTGGCAGCCTCGTCACGAGTACTGAACGCACCACGGATCTTAATACCAAATTTATCATTCTTTTGAGGCGCCTCGGGACCAATGATGGAGAGGCATGCAAAGACTTGTCCGGGAACGGTGGTATAGTCGGTTTCAAGAGACATTATATCTATTTTAGTACCTATAACTTTAAGCTATTGTTTGTGGAAGTGTCACCTAAAGAAATCAATCTAATAATTACATAATGAGAACTGGTGGCTCAGGTGGTGCAAACACGAATGCAAGTGGAAAACCATTTGAAGAATGTTTCAGACCTAATGGCACGCATATCATCGGTGGTAAGTCATTTACCTATATTCATCAAGACCAATTTGTTGAACATATGAAGGAACTCAAAGATCCTTATTGGCAACACAAAAAGAAACCAGATGGGGCACTCGTGAGTGAAGATAATAAGACCCTCTTCATCATCGAGTGTAAACATCAAATTGTATCTGGTTCAGTTGATGAAAAAATCCGTGGTGGACCATGTCTTCTCGAGGAATATAAAAAACTTTACCCGAGTGTCGATAACATTTATATGATGTTCATCGTGAATCATTGGTGGTTCAAACAAAAGAAGTATGAAATTCCTATCGAGTTTAACGAAAAATTTGGGATACCAGTATTTTTCGCAAAGCAAATTGATTCGACGGCGTGGAAAATTCATATTCAAAAAAATAATAATAAATGGACAATGTATCCCGCCTTTTATGGTGTCGATGAAGAAGTTATTTTTGAATGGATGAAGCAACGAGTACTTCAGTCGTCATAGATTCTGGGTTTTTACTGTTTATAGCCCGTCGAGCCTTTAGTTCTTTTATAGTGTAATCAGAAAATGCATTTGTCACCCTATTCACATTCGCATTACTCATGACAAACTCCACACCCGATTTCTTAGTTAAATCAAATAACTCATCATGGTCTTTTTCCCCAAATCCATCTTTCGTGTACCCCACGAAGGATGTTTTTGTCTCAGGTGCGTATGGTGGGTCGAGATACACAAAGTCACCTTCTCTCATATTCTTGAACGCTTCCCTAAAATCGCATTGTTTGAAGTGTACATCCTTTATGAGTTTGCTCACTTGGGTCAATTCACTTACTGTAATCATTGCAGGTGTCTTCTTATAGTGTCCATAGGGTACATTGAACCCATTGGGTCCCTCTCGGTATACACCACGGAAACACATTTTGTTTAAAAATATAAAAGTTGCTGACCGTTTAGGTGTTTCTTCCTTTTCGGTATTGAATTTCTTTCGAATCCAATAGTAATAATTCTCTTTTGATTTCATGGCTTCTTCTAGGGTTTCAGGTTTACGGTTAACCTCCACACCTTTACAATTTTCATATTCCTCATACAAGGTTTTAAGATGACCATGAACATTTTGTGGTTGAGATTGTATATTTTTGTAGAGTGCGATGAGTGAACCGTTAAGGTCGTATGCACATATTTTACCACTTACCAAACCCCTCGACAACACAGAGAGAAGAACGCTCCCACCACCCACGAAAACTTCATGATAATCCTTGATTTTTGTTGGAAATGAACCTAAGACATCCTCAATAATTTGAGTTTTACCACCAACCCATTTAATGAACGGCTTCATATCTTAATTTGAAATTAAAGTTTTAAGCTCTTCTGTACAGATGGAAGAGATTCGGAAGAATCACAACGAAGCAAAGAGAAATCTTATCCAGTATGTATCCCAAAAGGGACAGCATATTCTCGATGTGGGTTGTGGTTTTGGTGGAGATCTTCAAAAATGGCATAAGTGTGGGGTCAATATAAACATGTGTGACCCAGAGCCATCAGCCCTAGAAGAGGCTCGTGCGCGCGCAAAAAATATGCACATGCGTGTTAACTTTTATGCAGGTGATATTCATGACTGTCCAAATAGAAAGTTTGATATAGTGTGTTTCAACTTTTCACTACATTATATATTTGCTTCAAAGTCCCTCTTTATGAGTTCCATCAAAGAAATCAAGAAGCGTATGAAACCTGGTGGGTATCTTATCGGTATCATTCCAGACTCGGAGAAAATCATATTCAAGACACCCCTAATCGATGATATGGGTAATTTTTTCAAACTAAAGGAGCCCGGAAATGGTGGGTTTGGTGAGAAGTTGTTTGTACACCTCACAGATACACCCTACTATGCAGATGGACCGAAGGCTGAACCAGTAGCATACAAAGATCATCTCGTGACACAATTAGAAGACTTGGGATTTAGCCTGCAACTTTGGGAGGGTCTCAGAGGAAATTCAATTTCAGAACTCTATAGTAAATTTATCTTTGTCTATAATAGATGATAGCCTTTCTCATACTTTTCGTCATAAACCTCTTAATACTTCACAAGACCCAAGAACCCCAGCGATTGATAGAAATCAAGGAGAAGTATCGCATCCTCAGGGAACACCTAGGTGAAACGAACAATGAAAAGTTTCACATGTTGACACGGTATGTCCCAATCACCGGTATCTTACGTATGAAAGATGGGGTGGGTTACAACACGAACAAGGGTGGAGAGATAGCTGTGTGCTTGGATGGTGAAGCGAATGAGATCTTCCACGTCCTGATTCACGAACTGGCACACTGCACCGTGAAGGAATATAGCCACTCAGATGCGTTTTGGAACAACTACATAGAACTTCGGGACATTTGTGTGGGACTTGGTATATATGAAAAAATTCCCAATAAGACGGAGTTCTGTGGTGAGCATGTTCAGGATAAATAATCTCATTGTAAATTAAATGAAGACACCTGTGAGTGTTCTACTCATGGCTATTGCGTACTGGGTGGGTTTATATGCAATGTCTATAGTGCCAAACCTATCTAAAAACTATCTCGTAAATATCACTTGGATGACCATCGTCATTCCCAATATGCTTCGTCTAGCTGTCGGTAGCATTCCACGACTCGCTGTGGACCGCGTATTTTTCATGGCGTCCACGGTGATTGCTTTTATACTCACATTTATCCTAAACAAGGTGTTTGGTGATACGAAAGAGGCGATTGAGGATTCAACTGTTGACAATAGCAAGAAACTTAAAATGAGTGCCTTGCTAGTGGGGACATTCACAGCTGGTGCCCTTATAACCTATTTTGCGGGTATAGATACTTCTATCTACAGTAATATGGGTTGGGAAAATCAAGGCTTGACGATGTAATCCTTGGTAATATAGAAGATAACAGCAGCCACGACACCAGTGGCAGCAAGACCAACAACACTCCTACCCCCTTGTTCGTTAAGGAACTTGGGGATAGAGGTCGCAAGACGGTCCTGGATAGGCTTGCTCACGGCAGCGGCAGCGCACACCGCCACTACGAGGGCGGTGAGTTGCTCATCAGTGAGGTTGAGGGGGTTCTTCTTCTCAGGTTGGGAAGGCGCCTGAGAGGTGGGATAAGCACCCTGGGGTTGGGGGGCGGTCATTTGGGGCATCACACCCTGCATCCTGGGCTCTTCGTTCATCATGGGAGGCTCCATCATAATATCGTTAATGGGAGTAGAATCCATCGTCTCTTTACTCTGTCCCACATTTTTTTCGGGTGTAAAAGACGTAGAAGGATTATCGTAAAGAGGTACCATTCCGTCACCATCATCAGAGAGGTTCATGGTATGTACTTGATGATCAGTGGCCATTTAATATACTCATATGTTTTTGATAACACTCTTGGACGCAATTATTTCCTCTTGGTGATTGTGAGGGCTGTTTTTTTCGACGCCTTCTTGGGATCCTGTTCCTTCTGATCCATGTGCTTGGGGTTGTACATCTTGTTGTGAAGTTTCCAGAGATCTGGACCACCTACCCTGAAGTTTTTCCTGACCGTTGCTTTGTACCAAAATACACAATCCTGTATCTTGTTGGACTTTACCGTATTATCCAACACGAGACACTCGTAGTTTTCAGTGCAAGCATCCATCACCTTGTTGAACATATCGAAACTTGGGAAAATTCCAAAGAATGATTTATATAACTTTTCTCTATTCTGGAGGATATTCTCTCTGAGGAGGAAGACATAATCAACATTGGCTCGAAGTGCTGGGGGTAAATCCATACAATACTGCATCGTCAACATGAAGAAAATCTTCCAGTGCCTACCATTCATAAAACATTGTCGAATACACGGATCTTTGAGAAACTTATTGTCATACATACAATCATCTAAAAGCATAAAAGCGCCACAATTTGTTTTACCAGCACCCACCAACTTACGCTGTCTCGCCATGACTCTCTCAATAGCATCTTTGTCGTAATCACCGTACACGAATAAATCGGGGATGAACTCTGAATAGAAATGATTCCCTTCTTCTGTTCCTGAAAGAACTATACCAGCTGGAAGATGTTTCTTGTGATACATGATATCTTTCACCAAGGTCGATTTACCTGTATTACGCTTACCGATAAATACGATGACCTTATCATCCGCAATACCTTCAGGTTTGAACTTCTTCAACTGAAGATTCATTCTATTATAGTGTCTCGTTTTATTTAGCATAATTTTACTCATATAGAGTAGGAATGGCTGGTCGTCTGAGACTTGCCGCCACTGGTGTCCAAGATGAATGGATCACAGGTGAGCCACAATTTTCATACTTCCTGATGAATTATAAGAAACATACAAAGTTTTCGTTTGACTCCGTGGAAAGTCAATTCGATGGGAATATCGACTTTGGAGAAATACTTGAGTGTAGAATCCCTGGTGATAAGGGTGACCTGGTCAGAAATATGACCCTCAAAGTGACCCTAACTGACCCACAACCAAACGACGATGGTGAAAATGATATGGTTTGGTCACCATCTGTGATTACAAACCTCATAGAGTATGCCGAGCTTCTCATCGGTGGGCAGCCCATTGAGAGAATCACAGGCGAGTATATTTACATGCACCAACAACTCAACAATACTAACGATGACATTGAACAGACGTTGTATTTCTTGACGGGTCATGGGAATTATTTGAGCTATGCAGGTGAATATACATACTTTCTAGATCTCCCATTCTATTTCTATAGGAATCCATCACTCGCTATACCCACCTGTGCACTTGCAAAACAACATGTTGAGGTGAGAATTAAGACGAAACCTCTCAGTCAGCTTGTAAGGAATATCAGTGCCTCCTCTAATCCTGACCCAGAAGGTATCTCTGATGTGACAGCTTCGATTGTAAAGTTTTCATTGGACACCGAGTTTGTATATGTCACCCCAGAAGAGAGGGGGTACCTCATGTCCAGACCTCTCGATTATGTCATCACACAGGTGCAGATGGCAAAGTTCATAATGAAACCTGGTGAAAACAAAAAGTCTGTGATGCTCAACTTTCAACACCCAGTCAAAGAACTTTTCTTTGTGTCCCATTCAAAATTGGCATCTTTGAACAACATACCAAATTATTATAATGAAATCGTGCGTACCGAACTCCGTTTCAACAATGAAGTTGTATTCAACCGTGATAGTCTATTCCTCACCTATGAACAAGCACTCAAACACCATGTAAATTCTCCATCAGCACTCGATTTCACACCTGAGAAGATTAATGGTTCAGTCCGGCGTTTGGGTCCCTCAAAGTTCGGTATGTACTCATTCTCCCTAAAACCAGAGATGTATTACCCAACCGGTCAGGTCAATATGAGTCGCATATCTCATAAACTTTTTACAATCGAGATTACACCAATCGATGCTGCATATGAAAATGATACACGGGTGTATGCCGTGAATTATAACGTGTTACGTATCGAAAGTGGTTTAGCTGGATTAAAATTTTAGATGGATATAGTAGTAATGGCTGGACAAGTACAACTCTCAGCTTCTGGACCTCAAGAGAGGTTCTTTACAGTAGATCCAGACTACAGTTATTTTGTGGAAACTTTAAAAAAACATTCAAACTTTTCCACCGAGTTTGTGGATATAGATCCTGAAAATAATGAAGCTGATTTCGGAAAGACTATACGATTCAAGATTCCCCAAAATCAAGGTGATCTTCTCAAGACACTCAGTGTGAAAATGACACTTCCAGAGATTGTCGAAACTGCTGCCACAATGTACATAGAGTCTGTTGCCCACGCAATTATAGAACATGTAGATCTCATCATTGGTGGTAAAGTGGTCCAAAGACTCACGAGTGACTATCTCCAGATTTATTCAGAGCATAATGTTACACAAACGAAACAGAAAGCTCTCGAACAACTTATTGGTAAGTATCCACTCAGAACATCAGATAAACGTGTCGGTGAAGTTATCGAGAGTGGTGGAGGTAACTCTGGTATCGTCATTCATAATACACTCGGTTTAAACTCAGACGAAAGTTTCTTTGTTGATCTTCCTTTTTATTTCTATAAACATCCAGAACTTGCGGTACCTCTATGTGCCATCAATAAACAAGAAGTGGAAGTCGAGTTCAAATTGAGAGACGCACAAGACTTGGTAATCAAAGGTGATGGGTCGTATATTATTTTAGAGGAAACCCTTAAATTAAAAAACTTTCAACTTTGCACCGAAGTTGTATTCTTGGATTGTACCGAACGTATCAAGATTGAAAATACACCCATCGACTTTCTAATGACACAACTCCAACACGATGTTTTTGAAGTTGATGTTGGTATCAACGAAGGAAAATTTAAATTAGATTTTGCGAATCCAGTCAAAGAATTATACTTTGTCATTCAGCGACAGGGGAGTAATGTGAATGCTGTGGACAAAACGCTTCAGGGTAACTTCGTAACCACATTCGATTATGACAACACCTCAAATGTTCAAGATGGAAAGTTTATTCTATATGAAAATCTTGACTACTTGACACTCAGTCTCGATGGTCAGGATATAATCACCGAAGACACCGGGAATGTAATCTTCCTAAAGGCTGTACAGGGGGCGATTCATCACTCCAAGACCCAACTCATCAGGCGATTCTATTCGTATAGTTTTGCACTTCAACCTGAAGAGTGGTATCCCACAGGACAAATCAATTTCAGTCTCATAAAAGATCAAAATATTAACCTAAGTCTAACATCTTGTCCAGATTTTAGTAGACAAATTCGAGTGTACGCACTGAGCTACAACGTTCTTCGTGTACGTGAGGGAACTGGTCAAACTCTTTTTGATTCTAAACAGTAAACATGAACATGCAATCCGGCTTCGGTGATACTGGTAACGGAATGATGGAACAGTATATTCAAACTATGACTAACATCATGTTACCCGTGATGGAAAAAAGTGCTTTACTCGCAGCTGAATATTCCAAAGCTTGTGGGAGGGATGTTTTACTCCCAGAAGATATGGAATATGCGATGAAGTATTGTGCGATGTATACAGTTGGTCAGACGATCGGTTCTCTCATGCCAGAAATTTACGATGAAGAACTCTCAGATGAGGAAGAGGTCGAACCAGAAGACTGTCCAGAGTTTGTGAGATATTCAGGACATGAAGAAAAATTCATTCTCTTGAATCAAGCATATGATCGATGGGAAAGTTGGGTGCCTCAAAATCCGACAGAACAGATGTTAAAAAATGCTATCAATAGTAATGAACACCTCTGAGCCGGAGGGTTGGTCCTTCTCAAACACTAAATTCAAAATATATGAATCTGGGTTAAGTTCTAGTGACGATTCATCTGATGATGAAGATCTTTTTTCAAAAACCAAATCTATAAAAAAGAAAAAATTTAAAAAAGTGGTCGAGAAGGAGGAACTCTTACCCGAATAATTTTCCCAGGGTATTGTATATAATGTCATCTGTTACCAGCGCCCTCCGGACCGTTGATATCGTCACCCAAGAGCTCCAGACTCAGACCCTCAACTCCATCGTTGGTGGTTTCTCCTTCGCTGCCGCAATGTCTTGGATGGATTTCATCCGTTGGTCCATCACCCAGATTGTGAAGGTCCCTAAGAACGGGGGTACCCAGTATGCGCTCACCGCTGTACTCACCTCCCTGTTGTCTGTTATCGTCTTCATGGTCATCTCCCGTATTAACAAGAATGTCAAGAAACCCGCTCAGCCCGTCTATGCGATCACTCGCTAAGTTTTCTAGGGTACCTAGGAGGGGGAGGGGGCTTTCGTTTCATAAAGATCAATAGAAGAAGGCCAATTAAAGCTATCAAAGCAATGTAGGTGTATTCCTTTTTCCATCTATAAACATTCTCCACTACTTTGGGAATGCTTATAGATTCTTCTTCTTCTTCGAGTGCAATTTTTGGAAGTCCCTCTAGTTTATCTGTAGAACATGTCATTTCAAATTTCAGTAAGTGATCTTGTTCCATGAAATCGTATGGAATTAGACGACCATGGCTCATATAAAAGAATTCTACATTGATTTCCTTGATTATCTTTTGGGGACCAGAGTGAAAATGATGAATTAAATGATCATCCATACCATTGAAATTTATAAAGTCTGAACCATCTAGAAGTATATGTCCAGTATAGAATGGTGTTGATGTGTATACATGTTGATTGAACTCATCTGAACCCGAACTCAATCGAATAAGTAACGAGTTGGGACCGATGAGATTTATCGCCCCCGATGTTAGAACCCTAGTCGTAGATGAATAATCATTTGAACCGAAACCAATAATCTGATGAGGTGTCGTGACCGTAGAAGAATTGTTTATATATCCATTCACACCTGTATTAAATTCAAAAGTAAAATTGTGATCTCCGATAGTAGTATTTGAGAATGTAAATCGTTTTGTGTCTACGTCGAATGAAACACTGTTCACGTTAGACACTGGTGGGCCAAGTTGATTCTGTAAGTGCGTTGCGAGGTCATCTCCCGTGGGATAGTCTGCATTTTCTAGGGAAATCGTTTGACCGTCAATACTGAAGGTATTATTGCTGGTACACACTGTCAATTGGGGGGTTGGGATACGAGCAGAAACGAGTTTAATTTCTGAAACATCGTAAATTGGATTTTCTAGGGTGATGCTATACGCATTCGGACTCGAGTATGTATTAGAATATTCATCAATGACATATGTACCTTCTGTATCATAATAGGAGTTTGAAGCAATCACATTGATTCCACGTTGACTACTATCTATATTGAGGTTATACACCTTCATTAAAATAGAGTGATACTATTTTAATGACTGTTTTTGTCTACTCTCTAAAATTCTTACTGATAGAGGCCATTTGCTAGGGGGTTGTTCTGGAGCTGACGCTTAGCAATGTCAAGATGGCAAGTGTTGGGATTGGCGTTACCCTTGTACGCATTGAACTTATGGAATGATTTCTGCTGGTACTGCTGGGTCCAACCACCATTAGCAGCGTTCATGCGACCATCAACACGGGTCGTATCCGAACGAACCGTAGTAAGGGCACCACCTTGTTTGAGGGCACTCTCACGAACATTCATACGACCAGCGTTACCCATACGGTTAGGCTTACCACGACGATCATCTGGGCGGAAACCATACTTCATGAGCTCTTCGTTGGTCTTTGCGGTTACCTGAGCAGCAGCACTACTCGTGTACGCACCACGGAAGTTGGTGATACCTGGTTGCGCTTGGTTCTGGTAGTTGTACTGCTGATCATTGCGATCACTCTTGAAACGGGTTGGGTCCTGGGATACCGTTTGGGCAGAAATGAAACGCTTGGCCCCATTGAAACCGAGACCATCTGTGCGGAGACCAGTCTCTGAACGGTTCGTGGTACGCTTAGTCTTCTCATGTTCGTTACGGGGTACAACACCGGACATACCTTGAGCACGACCAGCCATTGTGGGGCGTCGAGAAGGGAGGAACGCAGTCGTATCAGGCTTGTTATGTGTGAGATCACCTATAACAGCTCCACGACCACCAGTGACATCAGCAGCTGGGCCGGAGCGACCTGGGAGAGTGGTTAATCTGTATGCACCAGCATTGACAGGATTGACCCTAAACATCTGTTGATAGCCACCAACAGCGGGGGTGTCAGCGCTCACACCAAGACCTGGACCGACAAGTTGCTTCTCGACGGGGGACAAGTTATTCATGTGACCCTGGTCATACATACGGTTGCGCATGTTCAGGATTTCCTGACCACCACTTCGTTGTTGCATAGTGATGTCACCAAAACTCTCCATCTCCCTCTTCTGAGGGACACCGAGGGGTATATCGAAATTATCATTTCGTATTTCTATAGGAGGAGCTTTGACTACCGGTTTTTCAGCCTCCTTCGCAGGGGGTGGAACAGACTTAGTACTCAAAATTCGGCCAGCATACACTAGACCGGCCACAGCCATTAGTGAAATGGGATCAGCCATTCTTACTTCTTACCGACATTTTTATTAACGTACCTTTGCTGAAAGAGACCGTTCTGAACTTCGGCACGAGTGCTCGCTGGTTCATATCGCATGGTACGGAGAGGAGTCTTACACTCCATGTTGGATAGTGGGAAGAGATTACGCTCATAGGTTTGGACGATATTCTTGTTGAAACGGGAAGTGGTTTGGGGACGGAGTTGGTCACTCGTGTCAATGTATTGGGCTGGTGAACCCTTACCAGCCATGTAGGGGGCAGTTCCATACAACATGGTATTGGGACGGCATCCACCACAGTTGAGAGTACTGGGCTGGGGGTACACAAAAATTTCATCAGTGGCCTTCACTGGTGGAATGGCACCTTTGTTTTGAACTCTAGAAAGACCCGGCTGAAGCTGATACGCCATTTATTATTACATAAGAATATTAATCTAACTATATGTTCCGCCACCCCCTCGGACACTTCCACCACCAAAACCACGGCCAATATTTCCATCTGAACTCAATCCGGAAAATGCCTCGAGCTGAACACCCCGAGCATTGGGGTCACAAAAGCGGGTATCACTCTTACACATTGGTCCATTCTTGGATCCATATAACCACTCCGCAAATGCCGTCTGGTCGCCTGGAATTTTAGACACCGGATTTGAAACAAATTGTCTATCCACACCATTTCGCATGTACTTGGGTAGAGGTGATCGCGAACGCCCCCCATCCATGGGAATCTGACCACTTGTGTAGTTATTCACAAAAGGTTTTACACTGGGATAATAACACGCCTCCAACCTGTTTGGGGCATCAGTGAAATCAGTGATAAGCACATTAGCCATAGGATTATCCTGTGTAGGCATCTGACAAGATGGTTCACCTTCAACTGTGTAACCATAGGTTTCTTTCACCATCTTCGACCTATAAAGAACAAAGATAACAGAGAGAATAGTTGCACCTAGAACGAATATCCTAGGGTCACGACGAATGATATAAATTAGACAACTCGCATAAATAACGAAACGAGAGGCGGCATTAATACGATCCTCTGGGGTTTGCTCACTTGTCGGCCAGAATTGTAAAGCTGCATCAGCCTTAATGAGCTGCTGAGGATCATCAAACCAAACCTTCATTTAGTATATGTTGAGGTTTATTTTTTTGGTAGACCACCAAGCATACTACTCATCATTTTCATAAGAGCATCCTGATTGAGTCCGTCACCATCTCCATCTTGCATCTTATTGGCACAATCTTTAGCAATACCCTCAATCATCTTTAGAGTGTCAGCCGGAATTGAAGTAATTGTCGTACCAAGCATGTATAGAGTTTGGAGATACTGCCAAGTTGCAGACCTGGTAGCGGTAGACATGCGCTCCCAATAAGACTTAATATTGAGATCCTTGAGGAAGTCGATTGTATCAATCTCCTTGAGAAGGAATGATTCATCCTTCCCAGAAATCTTATCAGCGTATGGAGATACACCCTTCATGAAACCATCCACGACGAGACGTGGGTTTGTAGACTTCAGTAAATCGAATGAAGTCATCATCTTCTTAATGCCTTTTTCCTCTGGAAAAGTCTTGTGCAATTCCACAAGAAATTGACCCATCATATCGTTAAACGCATTAACGGATGCCATTTTCTTATTATATCGGTGTAATCTTTAAGTTTAGAAAGGCTCGGTAGAAATAGCCTCTTTCTGTCCAATGCCACCTGATACGACGAAAAATACTAAGATCGCATTAAGAACGGCTGGTTTCGTGTATTTGTTAAGTTCCAATTTACCTTCATTATTGAGATGTGCCTTCAAGTGAATGTATGCCGCAGTGATACCTCCTGCAATGAGAGCAGCGCTCACAGGGTCACGAAGATAGTCGGATAGTTCCATTTAATTATACCGGGGATTTTTTGTACGCTGTTCAGGTGCGTCTCCAAATAATACATCATCATCTGCCTGGGGTTGGGGCTGGGGCTCGGGTTCCATCTCGGGCTCGGGCTCCATTTCAGGGGCCTGAACACCCGGGACAGTTTTGAATTCATTCTCAAGACCGGTGGGCTCGGGTTCCATTTCAGGTAATGACTCTGGCACAGGTTCCATCTCGGGCTCCTCCTCACCATCGAACACCTCGGGATCGATACTGTCTGCAATTTCCCCATCTAATGAGATGTCCCGAGAATCTTGTGACATGTACGTCTGGAGAATCTGTTGAATTGGGATAAGTTCCCTAACAGTACTCTCGATGCAGAGTGTAAATCGCCCTGTGAGCTTCTCATCCCTTAGATATTCACTCTGCTCTTCACTGAAAATACGAGGGTCTTTGTACAAATCCTTAGCGATGTTGTTGTAGCACGTCTGAATAAAAACTTCCTCAGTTGGAAGTTTTAGGGAAATCTTCTTGTTTTCAGCTTTGAGACGAACAGCCGAAAGAATCTTCGTGCAAGCAACAAACACGGCGGCAAGAAGGTCACTAAACCAAGAACACCTATCAGTGATATTGTCAGAGTGACGCTTAGACATGGCATTCGACCAATTGGGAACCTCTTTGAGGTGCTTCTGAAACATCATCAGAACCTGCTTCCCCTTTGAGGTCTTCACTGCTTCATTGTATATTTCCTGAAAAACTTCAATCATAGGTGGACACATAACGAGGCACATCTGTCCAAGGTACTCCTTTTTAGCCTCTACCATTATACCTAACGGGTCAGACATGATTATACGATTAAAGTGGTTTTTAAATTGAGAATTTACTACGCAGCTCTCCTGTATTTGTTCGCAATCTTCTTGAGGTTCATAAGATTTGGAAAATTGGTATCATCCTCTTCCTGTTCCTTCTTTTCCTTCTTCTTTTTTGGAACAACCCAAGAAATATAAATATCATGATCAGTCACAAGTTGAACCGTAAAACCACCAAGAACAAACTGCCTTGCGACGTATCGCGCAGCAGCACTCCTGTCAAACATTGGATATCCCAATAGAAATCCCGGAACTGTTAGGAATATTTGTTTGTGACCAAGTTCTACCGATTGTTTTATCTTAGAAGAAAACTGTTCATAAATTTTTTTGTAAATCTCTTTACGAAGCTGCTTTCGTTTGTCATCAATCTTAGTGACATCATCGATGCTTATCATTACAGTTACTGTAATTTATTTTTTACCGAATCCAACTCAGCCTTTGTGGGTGACGCTACTTCCCTGACCAACTTGTAATCGAGGAATTCTTTACCATCAGAACCTTCAGAGAACGCCTTCACGTCACTTGGTATCTCAACACCAAGAGGCTGGGAGCGAAGAGAAATGAGAGTGACCTTACCACTCTTCTCAACCTCATAGGAAGCAACGACTGAGAAACCAAACGAAAAGCCACCCTTCTTTACAGCCATGAACATACACTCGTAGATATCATTCTGCTCACCTTTGTAATGCCGAACAGTTGTCGTCTCGATAATGTACGTACATATACCTGTGCGCTTGGAGATTTCTTTGTTGGCTTGGAGTACAAACTCCTCCATATTATCATTATCAACACTCACCTCAACCTCTGTATATTTGGAAAGGTCTGCTCTGGGATCGTCAAGTTTTATAACTCCTACTGGTTTTGTGTATCCTGAAAGACCAAACGCTTCTGTGAAAGATTCACGAGAAGTTGTGATATAAACCACTAACACGAGAAGGACGATCACAATCAAGTAATTCATATTTACTATAATGCGTTAATTTTTTTTTACAAAATACCCTATAGATAGTAGATGTCGCTCCTGATATATAGTCCAAGATGCAAACACTCGATGGATGTTATCGAATACATTAACAAAGTTCCCCAGCTGAAGCAGATCATAAGTTATCATAATATCAATACACAGGGTATTCCACAAAATTATAAGAATAAGATTAATCGTGTCCCCACTATGCTCACGAAGAATGGTAAGATCCTCGTAGGTAACGAGATCAAGAACTGGCTCGATTCTCTCTTACCAAAGAAAGAGGTCGAGAATGGTTCGATTGGTGGATTTGGTGGGTCTATGTTCAGTCTTGAGGGTGGTGAAAACAACTCGGATATGTTTTGTCTTGATGATTACGGACAATCTCTCCAACCCGCAATGACAAAGGAACTGGAAGAAAAGATCAATCGTGAAGTGTCAAAAGGTGTGGCGTATACAGATTTAAAGACGTAACACGCATGTCATAATAGATATGAAACTTGTTACGATACAAGCTTCAGCTTTTAAGTCTACATTTGAAGTACTCAAGGATATTCTGAATGATGTGAATATCTACTTCAGGCCAGATGGAATGTATGTCGTAACTTTGGATACTGCGAGAACCTCCCTTATTGATATGTATCTTTCGGCTGATAACTTTGAAGAATATCACTGTGACCAGGAAGAGATTATCGCTGGTATTAATATTTCAAACACTTTCAAACTTCTGAAGACAATCACTAACAATGATGTTCTCAAGATGGCGATCAACTCCAAAGAATACATGGATATTGAGATTATCAGTGAGACGAAGAAGACAAATTCTAAATTCCAACTCAAACTCCTAGACATCAATGAGAGTCGCATCGAAGTTCCAGATGTTGAGATGACGACGATCACCACCCTCCCATCCGCAGACTTTCAGCGTCTCTGTCGTGACATGTCTAATATTGGGACAGAAATCGATATTCGTCGTGAAGGTAAGAATATTAGTCTCAAATGTGAAGGTGACTTTGCCAATCAGGAAACAACTATTGAGTGTCCTGATGAAAGTCCAATGATTCATGGTCTCTACAGTCTAAAATATCTGAATATCTTTACAAAGGCGACGAGTATGTGTGCGTCTGTGCAAATTATACAGGAAATTGGGAATCGATTTTTGATTCTCAAGTACAATGTAGCCAATTTAGGTGAGCTCAAGTTTTATCTAGCGACTAAGGTATCTGAAGATCCGTAGTGAAGTCGTCTAGAGTAGAGAGTGTTTTTTTCATACCCAATGTATTAGCTAAAATAATTTTAGGGAACTTATCTTTGAGTGTTTCCCTATCATAGTATAAAAAGTTTTCGAGTGTAACTTTTTGTCCATGGAAATCATTCCTTGGACCTGAATATCGTTTCACCTTTTCAGTAATGTTTCGCATAGGTTTGTCATCATGATCAACTATCCAAGCACTACTCAAAGGGATACTGAAGTGCATCGCATTATCTTCATTCTCACCAGGTTTGAAATTAATGTCATTTGAAATGGCTATGTACTGCTTACCACTGTAGTAATACTTAATACGAAGAATGAGAGTACTGACATTTTGGGGAATCAATGTATGTCGAAAGTTTTTACCTGTAGCATGCACGTAGTAATTATCGAGAATACCATCTTCCCAATCCTTGCTTTCTTTCATCCAAAAATCATCTTCTATTATATAGCTCATGTCATTATCCACATCATATTCGAGTTCTTCTGAAATAATTGAATAGTCTCGTGGTGTGGTAAGAAATTTATAAAAAAAGAAAATGGAAGTTAAAAGTTTGGTAAGCATCTCTTTATATGAAATGGAAGGTAATTTTTTAAGTAGGTATAATAACCTAATAGATGAATGGAGTGAACTCATAAAGAAAGAGCCAATGAATAAAAAAAAACATGAATCTGATATGGCAGAATATATCATGAAATGTATGCCATATATGAATCAATATGTCGATGATGACATTGAAGGTGGTGATGAAGATATAAATACAAATAACATTTTCAATGTCAAAGAGACTGTCGGTCTGAAGAGAAAGGATATATATACAGATTATCTCATAGATGTTGAAAAAAAAAATGTATATAAACCTATTGAACGAACACGAGATCGATGTTTAACTTGCCCCGATAGTAATCTACTTCATTTTCAAAACACGAGTGATCTCGTGTGTGATTCATGTGGTGCAATCGTAGCAATGTTAATTAGTGAAGAACTGACATATAGAGAAGAACAAGAAACATCCGAGAAAGTTGTCAATTATTCATACAAGAGAGAAAATCATTTTAATGAATGGTTGTCACAATTTCAAGCACAAGAGATGACTACGATACCCCCCGAAGTTATCGAACAATTACGAAGTGAACTCAAAAAGATGAAAATCAAAAAGTTGGAAGACATCACTCATGCAAAGATTCGAGCACTTTTAAAAAAATTAAGACTCAATAAATATTATGAACATGTCCCGTACATTACAAATATTCTCAATGGTATCAAACCCCCAAATATGCCACAAGAGTTGGAGGAATATCTTCGAATCATGTTCAAGGATATTCAAAAACCATTCGATGATAATTGTCCATCAGAAAGGAAAAACTTTTTGAGTTATTCATATGTCCTTTACAAGTTTTGTGAACTCTTGAGTGAAGATCAGTACCTACAATATTTCCCACTCCTCAAGTCTAAAGAAAAATTGTATCAACAAGATGTCATATGGAAGAAGATATGTCACGACCTCAAATGGGAATTTATCCCGACAGTTTAAAGAGTAAATATTCTAAATGTGTAATGAACTGCCCAAACTACCAAATTTGTAGTAAACAGGTGAAACCTGGGTTGAAGGTATGCACTTCATGCTTTTGGAGATTCAAAAATGAAGTATTAGAATTTAGGAATGAGGAGTGTCCAAGATGTTGTAAAGTGGGGGAAGGTCTCAAGTTTCGGAAATGTGAACACTTCTTATGTATGAAATGTTTCGATAGATTACCACTCTGTAAATTGTGTGTTTAAAAAAACAAAGATGGTCGTATACATCCCCCCCAGTAACTCAGGTATGAGGAATCTCAAAGGTTTTATCGGGGACTTGCTCGAGGGGTAATGATTGAATCTTCCGCACTTCCACCTCCCGATTCGGGTGAGGTGGGTAATTCACCAGATACGCTGTCTTCAGACCTGTCAGATGAAGATAGTTTCGACCCTGCAACTCCGCCGCATCATTTAGAGTCTTGATCGTCTTGAATTCTAGAACAGTCTCGTTATTAATAATAATGTCCGCCCTCAAATTACCAATCACATGCCCCTTGAATGAAATGGGAATAATCCGTTCCGACTCATATGAAATTCCCTTCTCCCGTAGTAAAACCTCCATCGCATTATGATATACTCTCTCACTGTACCCAGGTCCCAATTGACAATATATCTCTCGAGCGTAGGCATCGATATCCCACTTCATTTATAAAGAAACTAAAATTTTCTCTATATATGTTAAGATGCCCAGCCCCATGAATAGTAACAACGGTCCAGTCCCGATGAACATTAACAAAAAGCCCAATAAGTCCAAGAAGTCCAGCCCCATGAATAGTAATAACGGTCCAGCCCCGATGAACATTAACAAAAAGCCCAAGAAGTCTAAAGATAATGGAACCCATATCGTATACGTACGGGCACATACCCGTATAGTTAAAAACAAGACCCAATAAACTCTTCGTGTATAATAAGATGAAAGTAGGAGTCGTGCGTCCAAATATGATGTTAAGAAGACAGCGATTGAAATTGTCTCATGAAGTAGTGCACAATTTGAAAGAGATAAGTAAGGTATCTTCTGTCAAGCGGTGGGAATATGCGGGTGGTATCGAATACGATAATCTTAAATTTAGTACACCAACACAGGTTACATCAAAAAAACGAAACAGAGTCGAAACTCGTGAAATTGAACAGGTGTGGTATTCAAAAATATCATATCATACACATCCAGGGATTGGGTATCATGAGGAGTGTATATTTGAAAATACACCAATATATACAACCCTCCCCAGTAATTCAGATTTTGAAGCGTATATCAAGGGGTTTCCCAAAATGCAAGTCAATATAATTTGTGATTCACATGGATATTACATTATTGACGTCTTAAAATCAGTCTATAAGAGAGCATCACCCTTACCTGAAGCTGTTCATGAATATATGAGAAAGCTACGCAGTAGACCATTCATGCGCATAGGTGCATTTTCAGAGGATGGTGTTGAATATTTCCATACAACTTTACAAAACTGGAAAAGATATATGAATGAAGACGTTAACCCAGAGATGATAGAACTATTCGGAATATCGATTCAGTATTATGGGTACGACGACGATCCACCAAATATCACCATCTATCGTGATATAGACGTAGCATAAGGATACTTCCTCACCCATAAATTACAAATCCATTTCTCACCAGACTTTACAGGTTTTCCACTATGTAAAGCCTTGGACGTCATCATCTCATAATTATCAAGTGTATCAAAGAAGAGGGCGTCACCCGCCCTCAATTTATACTCATTTCCCAAGTTTGGAAACTCAGTCTCACCACCTTCATAGTCATCATTGAGTGCTAAAATGAATGTATACATTCGCATGTTACTTTCATTTTCAAATGCATCTTGGTGAGATTTATAATGCCCCCCTGGTTTATACTTGAGAACTTGAAGTTTCTCACAATTATCAATTGGTCTATCAATGTACTTGACACACTTACGAATAACAGAATCAATAATTGGATCTTCACGACCCAACCACGTAGTCTCACTTTTACGAACAGTTTCATCCATAGTCGCATTTACATCAATTGTTGATGGTTTGAGTTCTTTTTCAGCACTCTCTATGATATGTTTCCTCTCCTCTGGAGTTAAAAAGTTATGATAAATTTTAGGTTGTGGATACATTGGTAACAAGTAAATGACCAATATGATCAAAAACAATAGGAGTATCATCTTATTGTAGTCATATAAAAATATTCATGGGTAACTTGCAATTATATCTTGTCCGAATTGTTTCTATAATTTCATTCCCATAATCTATAATTTTCTGTAACAAATCTACAATTTCATCATGACGCTGTGGTTCAAGTACATATTGTCTGAGGATATCACCCCCTGTATTTGCCACCATTTCAAAAATATTAGAGATATCTCGAATTTTCTCTTTGTATTTTTCTTGACGCTGTAAATACTGTTTGAAATCTACTAAATCTATATCATTGAGCATATACCCCACACGAATTTGTAAATTATCAACGGGTCTCGTATCAAGATACATATTTTCTCGTTCAACTTGATGTACCATCATAGAGTATCGAAGTATCTCATTGGTAGCTCCCATCTCCCTAAGTTCCCTAAATGTTGGTACACCCCCACATGGGATATCTCCGTGTTCTCGAGACAGCATTGTTTTCTTCTTGAATTCTATAAAGTGTGGGTTATGTATTCGCCCAGTTTCGATTTCACCTGTCCGCCAGTTGAATGCTGTGTGGCAACTTATGCACCACATCTGTGCACACCCACTTGTTTTATGTATAACAGTTCCACATTTTGGACATGATTTACTATCTTTATTTAAAAGTTTCATCGTTTCTACAACTTCTGGGTCGCACTGGTGATCTTCTGATAGAACCTCATTACAGGATTTACAATAGTTTGACTCACATAATCCACAAAACCATTGTTCATTTAAAAACCCCTTACATTCTTCGACTGGACACTGACGAATAAAACGCCTAGGTTCTGCATCTACAAATGTTCCATGATTTCGAAGTTGTTCTAAATGACGATAGGTACCTTCCATTTCTCGATAAAGTGTTTGAATTTCCAGTGGTATTTTGTTAGTAACTTCATACGTTTCTCGGTACAAATGATGAAGATCTAATAGGCGTTCTTTTTGTGATCGAATTATACGATGAAGTCGTCTCATCTGTATTACTCGTTCAACTTCAGGTTGTGTCTCGGGCATTAGAGCCCTTTCCCTTTCATATAGAACATTCTCACGATGTCGTCTAAGTTCTGTGTTTCGGAAATATTTGGTACAAAATAAATCTACGAATTCCCGGTTCCATAAAGTCTTACATCCCATACAATGTGGGTCTTCGAACGAGGAAAGTATATATCTTTGAGAACATGTTCTACAACTCGTTAAATCACAAAAAGGACACTTAACTTTTTTGTGATTTATCTTATTTAATTTCTCACAACATACATCACAATTTTCCATTAACTTAAAGGAAGTTTATTTCTTTAATTATTGAAAGTCTACAAATTGGCTAATCATCTCACGTGTATCATCTCTCTCATAGACTGTCTGTGCAAAAAAGAGAGTCATGTCCGCCTGACCATATGACAAGTACGTACCTCGGTACTTCTCATAAATAGTTACGAGTTCATCTAAATTATTGTCACACCATTCCTCCACATCCTCCTTCGTCATGTCTCTATGAAGACCTTTTTCGATAAAGTCAGCAACCTCGTCGCTGAGAGGCATGTCGGTAATCACTGAGCAATCGTCGTCTGGGTGATTCATTTTTAGATGCATTTTTAGATATCTAAGACTCACTTAGGTAGTTCATTTTGAGCATTTTCATATGCCTTCAGAACCTGACCCACTGTGGTGGCCCTTTGTATGCGACCGGTATATATCTTTTTTCGGTTCTTCGGTATATTGAAGTTTCGACTGTTAATCTTTGCTTGATAACTGGATTTGTTCATCATGGTCGCTCGCTTTTCCGCATTTCTTTTCAACTTATCCTTGGCGGCGTTGCGGGCTCCCTCAGCCGCTTTTCTAATAAGTAACTTACCCGCATTGTTGGCTTTCTTCACGTTTACCTGTGTACTTGGTGCGAATTTCCTTGCCAGTTTTATACGTTCTGTACCCGTGGCTTGACTGATCGCCGTCTTTTGGGTGGCAGTTTTTACCGCATTCATGACCCGCTTTTCCTTATTTTTTTGGACGAGGGCTCTAAATGAAGGCTTATTGGGCTTGGGTGCATTAGGGGGGATAGGTTCCAATTTCTTAGCTTTCTTGGCTTTTTCTTTTTCTGAAATCTCTCGATTTTCCATAACCGCCTTATTCCTAATCTCTTTCATCTTATTGAGATTTTGATTCTTGAATGCAACATCGAGCTGACCCTTGAACACCCTTTTCCTATTTTGTGGTAATTTCTTGAGTGTATTGATAGCAGAAATCAATGGTTTCTTATTTTCGTTGGTAAGTTTCTCAAATGTGGGATTATTTTGCATGGCTGGTTCGAATGTAGGGTTAGGTTTCATGTTTGGCTTGTTATTGTTATTGTTGCTATTACTGTTCTCATATACGGGTTTATTGTTAGCCACCACCTTGTTAAGAATACCCTTTACGAGAGGTCCAGTGACATTAGAAATCCCCTTTTCAAAGAGATTCCGTGTATTCTTTACATTTTTATTGAGTTTCATCACCATATCAGTGTATTCACGTTGTTCCCTAGGTGTGAGTGCACTCTTCTTAATCTCATTTCTCAACTTGACTCTATTATCCAAGTTCATATCGAGAGTGTTGAGTTCTTTCATCGTCTTAGCACTCATGATAGCTGGTTTCCATTTACCGATTCTCCCGAAAGGATTGGTGACTATATTTTTTGTTTTTTTGATGAGTGCGTTTCTTTTGGGTCCCAGGTTCAAGTTATTGAATGCAGTGGCGGCGTTGAAGTTATTCGTTTTTTCGGGTTTCGCACGTTCCTTTGTTATACTCTTACCCTTGATACGACCAGCACCTCTCTTTTGAGCTTTGTTTAAGTTCCGTGTTTCTATGAACTCCGTGACATCCGCATTTGTGAGACCCTTAATCTTCTTGAGTTTGGATTCTACATCTTTGCGAGTATTCGCATTGATGATACCACGAATCGCCTTTAGGTTTGTTCCGGGTCTATTTAATTGAGCTATGTACTTTTTCTTCATGTTTTCAGGTAAAGATGTCGAGCGAACATAGTTTTGGAGTTCCCGAGCATCCTTCATTGTATTGAGTGTTTCGAGTGTATATATAGTATTTTCAGTATTTTTCACCACCGCCCTCTCCTTGCGCTTCGCTTCACCGGCACGTTGTTTATTGAGAATGTTCAAAGCTTTACCCGCATTGAAATTGTTTTCTGTTTTATTTACGGCACGATTGATCGTCGTTTGCTTACCAGTCTTTTTAGCCTCGTTGATATTCTGTGCTCTCTTCTTGATAGGTTCAATGTTAGTATTCGCATTCTTAACCTCGCTCATGAACTTCGTCTTCTGTTCATTGGTCAGGTTCGTGAGACCGTTGAGTGAAGTACGAAGTTCCGTCTGTTTGGTGGCGAATGCATTTTTGACATTCTTCAATTGGGTGTTTAGTGTTGTGATTTCTTTCTCGAGAACACCCACATTTTCTTTGAGTGTAACTCGGTTGATAAACGTATTCTTATTCGCATTAGTGAGAAGTGTTTTATTCATGAATGTACGAAGGTTCTTCTTCTTTCCAACCACAGTATTCGCATTTAGGGAAGCCCTCTTTTGATTTGCCTCTTCTCTCACCTTGTTCGCCGTCAGTAAACCCTTTTTGAAATTCTCAACAAGTTTGTTTCCAGTTTCACCGATGTTCAACGAGGAAACATAGTCGGCAATATTTCTTTCACCAGCTTTTTTCTTTTTCATGGAAACATTCCGTACCTGAGCGTTACGAATGATGACACCAAGGTTTGCGTTTGGTTGCTTAAGTTTTGTTCGGAATTCAGTCTTGTTATTTTTACTCAAGTTTGTTAGATTTTTCAAAGTGTTTTCAAGTTTCTCTTGGTTCCGTGTTTGACGAATGGTGGAGGCATTCATTTTGGCAGAGTTTAACGTCTTGTCAGGGTTCTGAGTAAATAAATTGCGTATTTTCTGTTTGTTTTCTTCGGAAAGATTTAGACGACCCATATGAGAATTGAGTTCCGAAATTTCTTTCGTACGTTTTTCAACCTTCTTTTGTTCGACAAGTTTCTTCGCATTTGCTTCAAAACCGTTGACATTTCCGGGAGCTCTGTTAAACTTTGAGAGTATAGATTTTTTGTCTTGTTCATCAAGATTTATACTTTTCAGAATTTCTTCTAATTTCTTTCGGTTCTCAGCAACATTCTCTCCATTTCTTTGTTTCTTAATGGAATTTGCCTTACGTTTCATAGTGTTAACATTCTTCACCGTGTTAAACTCGAGCATGATCGCATTACGATCAGACACATTAAGATTGAGTGTTTCGTCGAGATACGTGTAAAGTTCCTGCTTTTGTACCTTTATTTTTGTATCGCTGATGTTATTTTTTAATTTTTTTACATTTTCTAACAAAGTACCTAAAGAGTTATTTTGATTTTTAAAACGTTTGAGGAAACGTTCCCTATTTTCCTGGTTCAAATCATCCATGACATTTACAAGTTTACGAAGGTCTTCCTTCTTTTTTCCGATGAGAATACCATTTAGTTTGTTTTTGAGACGCTGCACATTGTTCATAGATTTAATTGCGATCAAGTTACTGGAAATGTTAATATTTCTATTCAGTGCTCGTCGAGCGATATTTTTCTTATTCCGACCAATGTACGCATTGTTGATCTTACTGTTCAAATTTTTTACATTATTCATATTTTTGACATTTACGTTAAAGTTGAGGTTAAGTTTATTTTCTTCACGAGCCTTGCGAATACGCTCGGATAGACGATTCTTTTCACCGGAGAGACCCCCAGTTTTTTTAGCTTTTTCTCGTAGAGTATTCATATTACGAGGGTTTAAGTTGAAATTCTTCATGATTGTTTCGATGTCCTCGGGTTTGAGTTTGAGTTCATCGGTAATATATTTTCGAAGTGATAATTCCTTTTCCTTCTTAAAATTTCCTTGTAATTTTGATGCCAAATTCGTCACATTCTCAGGTGTCATCGTCGTGTAATACTCCCATTCTTGTAAGATAAACTTACGATCCTCATTTTTCAAATTGTATTGCTTGAGGACTTGACTGATATTTTCTTTTTGAGTAGATATTTCCTTCATATATTTGTCTGCGTCACGTTTGATTCTATTGATAGAATTTCCTTTTGATATTTGGTTATAAAACTGATTTCGCTCTACAACTGGAACCTTGCGTTCATCTAAAAATTCAGTGAGTTCTAGACGTTTCTTCTTTTGGATAATAGTGTTCGCCATAGTACGACTTTCATTCAAAGATGCATTTTGGCGTATCACAGATTGAATGTTTTCATTGGTGAGACCGAGACCCTTCATGTATTTTGTGATTTCAGATTTTTTAGAATTCTTTGTTGATTGTATAGCATTTTCAATCTGCTTTTCAACAGTCTTCATATTTTTTAAAGTTTTGATGGCTGTGATTTTATTCATGTAGTCATTCTTCACACCCGCATTTATGATTTTATTGGATAGAGTATTTCTTGTTTTGTTGATGACACCATTGATCACTGTGTCAACTTTACGACCCACTTCTTCAATCTTATTATTCGTCATAGTCGTGTTAAAATTAAAAACAACTCCATACTCACGAGCTTCCTTTATCTTGTCTATGACAACTCGTTTCTTACTATTGATATCACCCCTTTTCGCAACTTCTTTGTTTATAGACGCCTTAATATTCGATAGGGATACATTAGAATTTTTAAACTGCTGAATGAATGTAGACTTGTTAATGTTCAAAGGTTCCAAATATTGTTCCAATTCATCAAGATTTTTAGAACGTTTCGTATTCTTCACTCTTTGTATTTCTGTATTGATTTCTTTGCGAAGTACATTTAGATTGGTACTGTTGACATTGACTTGCTTGATGAATGCATTCTTTTTGTTTTGTGGAAGAGTTTTATTTTGATTGATGTAGTTTTTCACTTCACGTCTACGTTCAGTCAGGAGTTCTAGCTTACTTGTCTTCTCAGCGGCTTTCTTGTTCGCACCAGCGGTGTTGATAGCATTACGAAGTTGTACCATCTTTTCAACATTCTGTAGTTTTTCGATATTGGGAGAATAGTTTATGTTCAAAGATTTCGCTTTTTCATAGAGCTTCTTCTTACCCCCATCAATCATGCGTACCTTAGTGGCATTGACGTCAGCATTTGTTTCAATTTTGAAAATAGTCGCTTTTATGTCGGCATCGAGATTCATTTCACGAGCAATGTTGGACAGTGCCTTAATTTTCTGTGCAAATACACCTCCCGTCTTCGCAGTGCCAGCAGTTATGATCCTCTTTTCGAGGTTCTCCGCCGCCGGCATGAGACGAAGTTTCGAAATGCTATTTGAGAAATTGTTATAGACATTCAATTGTTTCGCAAGTGTTGTGAGACGTTCCTTTTCTGTACCAATTTTACCCACATTTCTCGTAATTTTAAGATTTTTAGCTTCGGTCACTAGTTTATTGATATTTTTGTTTCCATTGTTAAACCGGGACATGATTGAATTTTTATTTTGAGCATTGATATTGAGTTCATCGAGGCGCTTCACGAGACGTATTCTCATATTCTCAGCACCACCACGAGCGACTTCACTCTCTTTGACCTTGGCTTCACGCTTCAATACATTAATACTTTCTCCCTTATTGAAACGTGTAAGAAACTTATTTTTGTTTGTCTGATTAATATTTAATGGTGTGAGGAAGGTGAGAAGATTTTGTTTGATGAGTGATTCCTTTTCTTTTTTCCTTTGTTCGAAAAGTTGAGTGGCTCGATTTTTCAGAGAGTTCAAATTGGTTTCATTGTCAATGCTATTTTGGAGACTTTTCTTGTCTTCATCGGAAAGTTTTACATTAATAATCATAGTCATAAACTTTTGTTTTTGACTGGTAATGTAGTCGGTACGTTTGGTTTCATTATTCTTCTTAGCCTCCTCTATAAGTGTTTGTATATTCACACCTTCAGCTTTCGATCTCGACTTGAATGACAATTTACTCGAATTGTTAATAAACGGAAGTGTCGCCAAGATTATATTCATCTTTTGTTCATTCGTCCTCACAATATTATTCATTTCATCTGATTTGAGTTGCGCTTCAGCTTCTAACTGTTCCAAACTATCACTTACCATGCGGTTGATAAAAGTCTGTCGATTCACATTTGAGAGTGACATCTTACCAATCTTTGACAGGAATTCACTCTCAAGTTCGCGATACTTTATGGCTTCATCTATGACACTTTGACGATTCACACCACCCACTCCCAATTTATTGACAAATGGTTTCTCTCTTTTCAAACCAATCTTCCTGATTCGATTGGTCGCTATATTGAGCTTGATGTTCGTCTCCACAATTGGTGCTTTAGGGACATTGGGTGCATTCGGGACATTGGTCGCTATATTGAGCTTGATGTTCGTCTCCACAATTGGTGCTTTAGGGACATTGGGTGCATTCGGGACATTGGGTGCATTAGGGACCTTGGGTGCATTAGGGACCTTGGGTGCATTCGGGACATTGGGTGCATTCGGGACCTTGGGTGCATTAGGGACCTTGGGTGCATTCGGGACCTTGGCCTCCGGTCCCTCAAACACGGTACCTCCTGCATTTACATAGTACCCCGTGCCCTGATTTCCAATTTTGAATGCGTATCCCTTCTTGGTACCCTTAAATGTACTCGATGGTATAAAGTTTCGTTTAGGTCCGAATAAGCTCTCGAGAAAAGATGTCTTAGGTTTTTTAACGGCACTCACCCGGCCATTAAGAAATTTTGGCTTTTGACCTCTCACGAACAAACCACCCTTAGGGAAATTTACACGAGTAGTACGTGTATTGTTCGCCACTACTACTGTGTTGTTGAACCTGTTCACATTGTTCGTCCTCACTGCTGTGTTATTGAACCTGTTCACATTGTTCGTCCTCACTGCTGTGTTATTGAACCTGTTCACGTTGTTCGTCCTCACTGCTGTGTTAGCGTTATTGTTCGTCACTACTGTGTTATTGAACCTGTTCACTGCTGTGTTAGCGTTATTGTTCGTCACTGCTGTGTTATTGAACCTGTTCACTGCTGTGTTAGCGTTATTGTTCACCACTGCTGTGTTGTTGAACTGGTCCTTCTTGACTGGAGGAACATACTTTCTTCCAATCTTTACAGGTTCATGAATTTTCATGAACCTCAGACGCTTACCGATAGAATCGATCATTTGACTCTTCGTCATCTGGTCAAGTTGTTTGAGACCAACCTTTCGCGCGACCCTCTTAATATCGACACGCTTAGACGACGAATCAAAGAGTATCTCATAATCCCCAACGGTTAAAGGTGACTTCTTATCGACGAGGTACGTCTTGTTTGAGCTCATAATCAAAGGTGGGAGAGGTAACTTCCCTGCCTTGATATCGTCATAGACTTGGCATGTTTGTTCTTTTGTCAGTTTAATACTGTGTCCTGTGTTCATCTTGATGAGTTTTCTCAGGATGTCAAGATCTGCGTCTGGATCGCAAACCTCAATCATATATAGTAAACTGATAAAAAAAGTGTTATGTCGAATATCCAATTGTATACAATCGTAACTTCTCTTCGTATTCCATGCTGAAATCAAATATATCGGTGCATCCTATATTAATCTCTATCACATCTACAGGTGTTTTGAAGGTCTCACGATTTGATAATGCTGAACGAATGAGTATATCCACAAATTGTTTGGGATTATCAATACTTTCTCGATATATTTTGTCCATTTTAATTCTAATACACGTAACTTCGTGTGGTTTCTTATCTAAAAACGGTGTGAGTGGAAATTCTTCCTTCATCCCACCATCCACGTATGTATTTCCTTCGTAGTTTCCACATGCAAATATGAAAGGCACCGCCATGCTCATACATACAGCATCAATCACCTTCATAGTGGGGTGTGTATCTCGTGAAAAATAGACAGTCTCAGTGGTGTTCAGACAATACGCTGAAATATATATTTTAGTTTCTAATTCTTCAAAGGTTGGATCACAACCACATATGTCCACCAACTTTTTACGAATAGGGCCCATATCAACAAAACCAAATTTGTTAAAAAATGACCCTATGCGTATTTTAACAAAATTGGGGATATTTAATGATAAAGATATATCCAAGATTTCATCTATGGACATCCCCATTGCCAAAAACAATGCCAAAATTGCACCCGCTGAAGATCCAGATATTTCTTTCACATCTGCAAGTGAAGATTCACGTGTCTTTAAAGCACCAATGAGTGAAAATATTCCCATAGACGCTGGTCCAAGTACCAGATACTTCATCTTCTTACTTAATAGAACTGAGGAAATTGGCGACGCAAAAGCGCAAACACAACCGCAAACACAACCGCATGTGTCACAACAGCGGGGAGACTGGTCTGCCCGGAGCGGACGACACCACCCGACCCTGGGGGGAGAGTGAGCAACAGACCGGGGCTGAGAGCTAAGAAGAGAGTGGTGGTCACGAGAAGGTCGGTCTTGGTCAACACGATACCCATAGCCTTGGCGATGAGACTGTACACGAGAAAGAACACGAGCGCGTGGAAGAACACGGCGGGTGGAGCAGTTTTGCGGTTCATGAACTTGACGTTCTTGCCCGCGGTGGTCACGAGAACACCGGGGCTGAGCGCAAGAAAAAGAGCGGCGGGTATGGCAACTTTCTGAGAAGTGATATCGGGGAGCATTTAATATACGTCTATATATTTTTCCATGAACTCTGTAAAATGATAAAATGTGGCACCCCGCATAATCTCCTCGTGTAGTTCGTTATTATTGATGATTCGCCTGACATTTTTCCATATATGGTACAAATGTTCATCAAACCATCGTCCTTGTTCACGATAAGGGTCGTGTTCCTCGTAACAAAACGCAACAAAGTCACAGAATTCCCCTGAATGTTCGATGTGTGCATCGTAAAGGAGTGTCCTGATGGTATTCCACATCGCATGTAATTCTTCTGAGTATTCGACTTCCCAGTCTTCGATATTCAGAGGAGTGTATTCATTAAATTCATCGTCGTCACTCACATCGGCATCAAGGCCGTTGTTCGCTTCGTATACGTATTGGCTCCAGACCATGTTTAGTTACTTATCTTCTTTTTCGGGCTTCTCCTTTATACCACTTAGGAAGATTGAAGTGGATTCTTTCGTTTTAAGTCCATCTTTGATGGCATTTAGGGCTCCTTCAACCTTAGTTTCGTCTCCACCGAAGAATGTCATTAGACCTTCCTTGATGGCATCTTTACTCATACCAGACTTCCTGACTGATTTACGTATGCTAATTTTACCCTTCCTGAGGTTAATCGTATCGATACCTTGTTCGACCATATGCTTTTTTACCTTTTCCTTGAGACGTTTTTCCTCCTGAGTGAGAACCTTGATATCAGATTTCGCCTCGGTTAATTGTTTTGTGAGCTCTACCAGTTTAGATACATTCTCGGAGAGATCAGGTGCAACAGATGACATGGTTATTATTAAATACTAGAACTAAATCTTTAAGCGCAAAGTCCACGCTGCATGAGGTCAGGGACGATGGTGGAGTTGTTCCACACGAATGGCGCCTTGGGGTTGGGGGGGTCCTTGCGGATCTGCTGGTTAGCATTACGGAGGGCACCACCGACAGTCTCGGGGAAACCAATCTGCTTACGGGGTTCAAGGAAGTTTTGTCCCTTGAGGATGTCCTCTGGGGCAAACTGACCGAAATCTTCCGCCGAGGCAACCTCACGAGGGAGCAGGGAGGACGCGAGACCGGTACCCTTGTTCATACCACCACATATAGTGTATACTGGGCCAGCCGAAGGGCCAGCCGAAGGGCCAGCAGAGGGTGCCATGCCGAAAGGCGTGTATTCACGCTCGACGATGGTGTAGCTTGACTTGTTGTTCATGGAAAAAAGGATGAAGATTAATGCAGCGACGGCGACCAACATGAAGATGTTCTGTGTACGACCCTTCATTATCTTTTATATACTGTTAACAAATTTTTTTATTCTTCCTCCTCGTCGACAAATGCATACTGGTCTGGGTATACATCTAGGATAGGATCTGGATGAACCTTGACCTGGACAATATTCCAGGTTGGGCCAAATGCCTTCTTGGCGAACCAAAGTCCGGCAAATTCGAGAATGACATTACAGTTTTTCCCTGGCTGAAGGGTCTCAAAGTCGACGAGCTCCTGCTGCGCGTTGTATACCTTGGTGACCTCGAGACGATCGCATGTCATCATACCACCCTCAAGGTTTGAAGTGTAGGCACCCTTGACGACACATTCTGAAAGCTTCTTACCAAACCAGGTCTCACAATTCTCGAGGGCCGCCTCCAGGTTCTGAGTATCGATACCCTCAACCTTCTTGGTGTTCGCCTCTGATACGATATCAATCACGATCTCGCCTGAGACGTCGGCAACCTTCACCTTGTTTAGTTGAACAAAACACTTACGCTTTTCGTCGTTGAGAGCCTTTACGAAATAGAGGCCATCTTCACCTTTGGCTGGAGCGTTGTAGAACATTTATGTCTATATTAGGTTTCATTTCTTTAACCCAACAAACGGGATATTCGCAGCCTTATTGAGTAGCATTTTTGGTACCCACTGGTTTCTCCTGGGGTTATACCCATAGAGTGTTTTGGAGGTGTTCATATTCTTAGGGAGTGTTTTGGCATTTTCTGGGCGTAGTGAATATTCATTTTTCACATAGGCTGCGTTTGTGACATTCTTCCACTTGAGATTCTTTACGTTAAAACGTTTGTTTCCTGAAGATTTCTTGTATCCCTCTATATTGGTGTTTTTCACTACAGTTTTGAGACCATGTACGATTTGTTTGGACAGTTTATCACTCGATGGTTTAGTCGTGAAGTTTTTGTACTTCCCTGGCTCAACTTTCATGGCTTTGCTTATGGAAATATTTACTGGCTGTGTGGGTACTCTCTTCTTTGTGATAATCTTGGGGGATACCTTCTTGAAAACGTCATCCATGGAATTAGACACCTTGATGCGTTTATCGAAAAGCTGCGCCAATCGGATAAGTCTCTGCCTATCCCTTTCCTTCTTCTCTGGGCGAAGATTGAGTTTCTGCATCAGATAGATATCCTCAATAAGAAATTCCTTACTCGCTACAAGTATACGCTTATCATTTATCAATTTTCCAGTGTCTACATTACGGTATGTGATACCCCTCTTTTTCGTGAGTGCCACTTCATATCCAAACTCCTTGGGGCGCATAAAAGGGATGTCAAGAATGCCACCCATATTGAAGTCCTCAATCTTGTTAGATTTTGGTGAGAAAAGTCGCATATTTAAATCGAGTGCAAAAAGTTCTACATCGATGAAGATGTCACCCTTACCAGGTCGATTAGTGTTGGAAGTCTTCTTTTTCTTAATCAGGGAATATCTCCGTGTAACAAAAGGACCTTTCTGTTTGAAACCAATCCCCAAAAACTTGAACAACTTGGAGTGTGTCTTTTGCATCGACATAATTCGCTTGTTAATACGCAAATTGAGACGCTTAGCTAATTCCCCCAGTTTGTTCCATAGTAGGAGTTTGACTGCTTGTAGTTTTCCGAAATATTTATCATTCATCGGAATCCTGGGTACAAACTTTGCATCAATATCACTCGTGACGATTCGAGAGTTGAAATCGACATATAAATTGAATGCCTCTCCACCACTCACAATAAGATCACCTGAGGAACTCAAGAACTTGGTGAGATCCCCAATTGTGTCCAATATGATATCACGAATGGAATCAGTAACAAACACGTACATGATCTTTTCAAAATCTTTATCGATATGAGTACTTTTGACCCGATCACGGAACTTACCAAAGTCCCTCTGTAAGTTTCGATCGTAGTATTTTTTTAATTTAGCATCCTTGAAAAATAAATTTTCATTCATAAATTTATCAATCGCAGCCTTCGAATAAATCTTATCATCCATTATTATATCGTGATATAATAAATGGTATGCAACGTTATCGAAGAATGTCGGTGCTATTCATACACAGGTGAGAAGGAACAATTCTGTGGTGCGAGAAAAGGACCAAATGTTCTACCATGTCCGAGTGATTGTTGTGCGGGTGGTTGCCCTGATGACGGATCTAGACAACCATTTCGTTATATAGACAGGCCACCATTTGTCACATTAGGTAATCGTGGATTTGTCTTTTTATTATGGCTGATTGTGACCATGTCAATTATCTACTTCTTCAGACACTTAAAGATTAAGCAGGTAAGAAATATATAATGTCTCTTGAAAACATCGAACTCGAACTTACCGCCCTCCGCACCGATGTTAAGAACCTGGCCAAGCTTATTCGTAAGGTCAAGAACATTCAGGAAGACCCCGATGGTGAAAAAGCTAAGGCTCGTGCTGCCAACAACGGCTTCAACCGCAAGCAAGATGTGACGCCTAAGTTGCGCACATTCCTCGGTCTTCCCGCTGAAGAACTCATCTCCCGCTCGGAGGTGACCAAATTCATTAACAAGTACATCACCGAAAAGGGTCTCAAACATCCCGAAAACGGTCGCCAAATCGTCCTCGACGATACACTCCGTGACCTCCTCGCACCCCCCGCTGACGTTGTGGTTACTTACCTTAACTTGCAGAAGTACCTCAGCCCTCATTACATCAAAAAGGAGGCTTAAAAAATAAACACATTCTATACTAAAACATGGTGACTTTCCTTACAAAGGAGAGCGCTGAACAACTTGTTGGTACAAAAGTAAAAGACCTTGCTTTGTACCAAAGAGCTTTTACACATAAATCTGCTCTCAAGGAGTATGAACAATTTACAGAGTCCTTTGAAACACTCGAATTTATTGGTGACTCGGTCCTCGGGTTTGTCATCACTAAGTTTTTGTTTGATAGACATGAAAGTAAACAAGAAGGTTTCCTCACGAAAGCTCGTACCAAGCTTGTACGTGGTGAAACCCTGGCTAAAATTGCTACAAAGTTGGGTCTAGAGAAGTTTGTCATCATGGACGAAAAGGGGTTAAGAAATAACTGGAACAATAACCCCAAGATTTTGGAAGATGTTTTTGAAGCACTGATCGGGGCTCTGTACATGGACCTGGGTCTTCTTCACACGAAAGAATTCATTCTTAGGATTTACCAAGATCCTAACTTTGTTGATATGAACTCTATCATGGTGGATGATAACTTCAAGGACAAATTAATGCGCCACTGTCAAATTCAGAACTGGCCACTTCCCGAATATCGTGTCGCAGCACACCACGAGGGGTTGTTCTACATCGACATCTACATCAATGACGGTTTTGTTGCCAGGGGTGTCGCAAAGAGTAAGAAACAAGCTGAACAAAATAGTTGCATGAGCTACTTTCATGCACAAGATGAAGTTAAAAACTACAACTTTAATTAATGTAAGATGCATCCTAATGTGAAAGCCCTGCTCGAAATTGAGTTCGCCGCCCAGAAAAGTCAGGAGTGGCTTGCTCTCCGTGGCAATATGTTAACTGCCTCAGATGCTGCCACGGCTCTAGGCGTGAACAAGTACGAAACGCCAGCTGAATTGTTACTCAAGAAATGTGGGATGGGAAAAAAATTTGAGGGTAACGCAGCTACAAGACATGGTGAGAAGTATGAGGATGAGGCACGCATTCTATATGAAGAGAGGCACGGGGAGGTTGTACACGAACTTGGCCTTTGTCCCCATCCGGTCCATAAATGGCTCGGTGGGAGTCCCGATGGCGTCTCTGAATCTGGGAAATTGGTGGAGATTAAATGCCCCCCGATGCGACAGATTGTACCTGGAGAAGTCCCTATCCATTACATGCCCCAGCTTCAATTATGTATGGAGATTTTAGACTTAGAAGAAGCAGATTTTATTCAATATAAACCAGCAGAGACCAATTGGCCTAAACCCGAAGAATTTGACGTCGTTAATGTTAAGCGAGACCCCGAATGGTGGAAAACCAACTACCCAATCATGAAGGAATTTTGGGAAAAGGTCCTCTATTTTAGGGAGCACCTAGATGAACTTCCACCACCTAAGTTGAAGAAGACTCGTAAGAAAAAGGAACCTGAACCAGTTATCTGTGAAGTGGAGTTACTCCCCGACGAAGATTATTACAATGACGACTGAAG